TATTACAGTTGTGACAAGTACCGAGACCACGTTCCCAATCGTATGAAGCACATTGTGCTTTTCTATTTTTAGGCTGTCTAGTGTGGCTACACAAAGGGCATATACCCTGAGTGCTACCAGGCTTTAGACTGTATTGATTGAACTTGTCAATCAAAAATCCATTGATCTCTGTATTTTCTACTTGCATATATTAAAACGGTAAGTCTTCAGGTTTTGCAGCAGCTGGTTGTGCAGCAGGTTGAGCATCTCTTGGAGCAGGCTCAACGTTAGTACCATTTGTCCATACAACTCTTGCATTACCCAAATAAGTTTTAGCTTCTTTTGATTCTCTTTCTTCTTTGGTTTGTTCAACAACAACAGGACCTTGATTACCGAACTGATCGACTTCATCATTTAATGTTATTGTTATTGGTAGGTATTTACCTTTTTTACCTACATATATTTTATCTTTCGGTATTTCAGAAAGATTAATAGATGTTTTTATTATACTTGCCATATTAGTATTTACTTAATTGGTTAAACATTCTTGTTAATTGTTTCTTAGTTGCGCTAGTATTTCTTCTCATATTATCTATAGCTTTAACATGATTTTGTTTTGCATAGAAATTATTAATACTAGTTTTTATACCTGTTACGCTACAGGTTTTTTTAGCAGTTCTTGCCATAGGTTTATAAGGTTTTAGTTATTAAATATTGCTTACTGTCAAAGTCTTCTGTCTTGTAGAACAGATCGTACGCGTCAGTAGCTTTACGTACTTTGTCTTCACCAGATGCATAAAAGTCTGGTGAACAGTCGAACAAGCCTATTTGTAATGTCTCTTTGTCTATTACCATAAACAACATTTCATAACCAAATAGGCTGCTATAGATATATGCTTGACTATCATAATTAAATTTAGAAGCAGACCATTTAAACTTATCAATATCACTAGTTGTTTTAAGATCTATTATAAGTTTTTCATCATGATTAATAACATCTGCTTTACCTTTCCAGTTATTACCAAGTATCTCAGTATAACCGGGTACTTCATATTTAACGTTACCGTTAATTAATTCTTTACAGATTTTATTATCCATAATTGCTTCTTGCATTAATTCTATTTTGTCAACCTCATGTTGAAGTAAACATATCTCACCGCCCGACATTTCTTTATAAGCTTTAGTATTTCTAGTACTTGACTGTATAATTTTAAAACTTTTAAGTTTGTCTGGCTCTAGTATTGCAGTGTGAAAGTAGCCACCTATAACCATCGCTGTAGTTTTTGGTTTGTCTTTACGCAGCAAGCTAGGGTTTTTTAACAGCACAGATATATCTGAGTTGCTAAGGAACTGTTTACCATAATCACCATAGTAATGTTCGTCCTGTTTTAATTTTGCTATTATTTTTTTATCCATTAATTAGATATTTTTATTCTTGCTAATCCTGATTTTTGATCTGGTGTAAGAGCATATTTAGACTCGATAGCAGCAATAGCTCCTCCTCCTTTAACAAACTCAACAGCTTTCTTATACTGTTCTTCAGTTATTTTAGCTTTAGCTTTGTTAACTATTTGTGCTGCTTTGCCGTGACTATTTGTAGAGTCAGCATCGGCTGTATCATCAATTAGAAATAAATTACCCAATGAGTATTTTTTACCGTATGATGAAGCTGCACCAAATTGCTGCGCGGTTTGCATACCTTTTTGATTAAGGTCTACACCGACTATTGCTGTTGCTTGTATTGAGTTTTCGCCATCAGAAATAATAGCTGTTGATTTAAGAGTTGGAGGTGTATCGTGTATTAACTCTTCATCGAGTCTTACCGACACACCTTCTCTCAATAAGAAAGGCTTTACTGCCTCTAGGATATCTTCGGCTTTACGGAAGTAGTACTTACCGAAAGCATTGTACGAAGACTTTTTTGCTTTTAATTCAGTCTGTATGACTGCTAGTTTTTGGTTTAATTGTTTCATGGTTTATTAGTTTTGGTCTATATATATAATCACATATTAATTTAGTTATTTACACGAGTAACTTACAGATAGTCAACCACTTGCGAGTAAGGTACTTTCTCGATTAACTTATCAATTGCAAGCTTTTTTAGCTGTGATATACGTACATAAGAGCTAGTACCTTTTATGCCTAATATCTCAGCTATTTCTTTAGCTGAATGCTTTTTACAATCAAGACCATATGATAATCTAAGTACTTGATATTCTTTTGGATTTAAATAATTTAACATTAAGCTTTTTAAATAAGCTGATAACATTTCTATATTATATTCTTTAATATTATCAGGTATATTATAAGCTGCAGTTTGTTGCTCTGGTGTACCAGCATCTAAACTTGTAAACACAGAGTTAAAAAACATAGATACCATACGTTTATCTTCACCGAAGTCTTTACGTATTTCGTTTAGCTTGTGCTCTGGTATACGCATACTACCTCTATTTGTATCTATACCTCTACGTATAGCACCTTTAATACGTTTAGCTAAAAATGACTTTAGCCTCTTAGCTGGGTTTTCAGCTTCGAGTATTGTGTCCCACTCTATTCTGTTTACACCAGCACATAAACCTAAGTTACCTTCTTGTATTATATCGTTAATAGTCATCACGCCACTAGCTTGTTGCGCTGTTGAAAATTTACGAGCTAATTTTTCTACAAGTGGTAGAAACTTAGTTATTAGTTGATCTTGACTAAGATATTGATATGGCTTGTTAGGCAGTTTTTTAATAGCTGCAGCTACATCATGTTTATATCTTACGTAATTTTCTACGTTATAGTTTTTCATAATTCATTATTTAATTCTTCTTTAGTTTGTTTTAAATCTTTACACATGCGCCTATGTATAGTACGCGACGTTACACCTAACATTTTTGCAAGCTTTGATATTATTATCTTATCACCTTCGTTATTAGTTTGTAACATTGCTTCATATATATCTTCTGGCGTTACACTTGATCTACCGATCAACTTACCTACAATACTAAGCTTCTGTGATTTATCTAAACCACAATTAAACTTAAATATTACTTTACGTAATTTATTACGCGGTGGATCGCCGCAGTCTATTAAATCTAAATCTTTAATAACTCTTTGTACGTTCCATTTATTCATATTAAATGTAGTAAAGCCATTGTTTTTATCAGCTATATAATATGCTACATCTAATACATCTTTATTAGACCAGTCTTGGTTTAAATGTTTTAATACTAACATGTGCCACATAAAAGATCTATACGTCGTAATTTTTGCTTTACTTCGGAATAAATCATAACACTGATACGTACCAGATTTATAGTACATGTATTCATTTGTTTCTTCATCTGGTATATCAGTAGTAGGATTACGTCGCCAAACAACTCTTTTGTTTATTAAGTATTTAAAATTTCTGTCCATAATAATTATGTGACATCAGCCTATTACTATATAGTTATTTAAGGCTTTTGTCACAGTTTGGTTTCAATGTTCCTATAATAATTCTTTTAGAATTATTTTTCTTATAATTTATTTTATTAAACTTTTCTATTGTTATCTTTAATCGTTTATCCATATACTTTTTCTATTATATTATTATACAAATGCAAGTTGTGCGCGAAATGGTAATAATGACCTATTAGCAAACCTGTCTCTGTAGCAACTAATTCTTGTAACTTAGAGAAACAGTACTGGTCATTGCAGAAACCGTACCAGAGGTCGTTAGAACGCATCGTGACACACATATTAAGATGTTGAGCCTGAATCGTAAACTGAACAGCATAAGTACATGGAGTATCGTGCCAGTATGTATCAAATTCTTTACCATCATAAATAGAAACTGTAGCTTGCCTAGTTCTAGGATTACTTTTTAATAATTCAATTACTTTATCTAATTGATTATTACGTCTCCATTGCCAACCGTAATTAGAATTAACATTACCTTCACCATCAGCCATACGTTTCCATATTTCAGGAACTTTGCCATATAATTCACCTAGTTTGTTAATGTTTCTATCACCAGATAAATACCATTGCCACTCTGCTTTAGCATACTTTAAATTAAAGTCACGCTTAACACCATTTCTATTTGTTATACTGTGGCACCAGTGTGGATCTTCTATTAAAAAGCCTACGTTAAACAAGGCTCTAGTATTATCAAAGTCAACACCGTGTTCTACGATATAAGGCATTAAATAGTGAAAGGCTTCATTTGCTGTTTTAAATTTATTATTCATCTTGTGCTAGTATTTCAAATAATTCTACCATAGTCATTTCGTTTATTTGTTCTTGTGTATACCCATATTGTTTTAACATAGGTGTCATTTGTTTCCAAGGATTACTCATAATTTCTAATACATTTAAATAGTGGATGACGGTACGATCCCGCCTTAGTTTTTTCGAAGTAAGTAAAGGTAGCACGCTGGCCCATATACTCGTGTATATTAGCTAGCATAATAGCAAGATCTTTATAATTATGCCCTTTACCTGGTGGACAGCCGAACTGATTACCATCATCATCTTGCATTATAAACTTGCCAAGTGTGCCAGTACGTTTACCTTTACCTTCTTCATAGCCAACAATGTTAGCTTCAGCATCGCTAAAGTCTTTGAACTTTCTAAGACTATGTGACCTTTTACATTGATAAGGTGTATCTAATCTTACAATAGAACCTTCGTAACCGTAATTTAGATTAGACCGGTGCCATACGCTAGCGTCGACATCGTCTTTAACAAGCAGAGTGTTTACACTTTTTATGCAATAACTTTCTTTTAGGTTTCTATTTAACCATAAGTGTCTTGTGCTAAATTTCATCTTTTTATTCACAAAATCATAACAATGAAATTGTACGTTATCGCGTGATTTAGCACGTGCCTCAGCATCTGGTTTTGTTTTTCTGACCATAGATATTATAGACTCAAAATCGTCTTTAAAATCATGATTATATAACTCACCGTCAAGTACAACATTTGGGTGTTTTGTAAAGAAAGGCACTAACGCTTGTAGTATGTGGTCAATATTTTTCCACTCTTTACCTGTACGTGAATATGCAGTTACCATTGGATGTATTAAGTGTTTAGAATCTGCTTGTATTAAACATCTAACACCATCTAACTTTGGTTGTATAAATACTGGTTTACTGTAGTCTATTGGTTTTGCGCTTACTGGGTAAGCTAACATTGGTTTATTCCTCATCATCTTTG